AATCTGTCGGTGCTGCATTATTACCCACTTTGCAAAATCTTTTAAATTTCTTTATCAACACAGTTATTCCTAAATTTATTCAATTTAAAGACGCAGCACTTCAACCAGTCCAAGATGCAATCGAGCGTAATCGAGAAGCGCTTACAACTTTAGGCACAATCATCAAAGATTTTGTCATTCCATTGATTCTCAATGGCTTTGGCGATGCCCTTCGTTTCTTGGGCAAAATTGCTGGCGGTATTTTGGACGTCATTGGCGCAGTCGTTAATGGCATCAAATCAGCAGTATCTTTCGCGATTGATAGCATCAATGCTCTAATTCGCGCCTATAATGCGATTCCGATTTTGCCTAATGTCAGTCTAATAAGTAAACCATCATTCGCCACTACCAGTCCTTCAACCACAGTCCCATCATTACCATCAACGCCAAAAATAACTACACCGAGCGTTCCATCAACCGCAACAACGCCAACAACACCAAAGGTGACAACGCCTTCAACAACGGCGACAACTCCGACAGTTACGACAACTATCGTTCCAAGCGGCAAAGCAATCCCTTCTGGCTTTGATGTCGCAGCAGTTAGGGCTGGTGAAGAAAAGGGCAATGTCATTATTAACGTCAATGCTCCAAGCGTCATTGATGAGGAAGGCTTTACTCGAGCCGTTGTCTTAGCTCTTAATAATTCAACTAATCGCGGCACTACTGGTGGCGGCGATCTAAGGACAAGCGCTCAAATCTTATGACGGCTTGGACTCCCGTATGGCGCATCAAAGCCAATGGCACCGAGATTACGTCGGTTACGCTTGCAGACCTACAAATTACCAGCGGCAGAACTGACATTAATTCGCCAACCCCTGCTGGCTATTGTCAATTGCGCCTTATCAATACTTCCGAGACTGTCTATAACTTCGTAGTCAATACTTCAATCACAATCGAAGTGCAAGACAGCACCGCAACTTACGTTCCAATATGGGGCGGCCGTATTTCTGATATTCGCCAAGTCGTTCAAACCGCTGGAGAACTAGCTGCTCCAACAATCATTAACATTACGGCTATTGGCCCATTATCGAGACTTCAACGAGCCACGTTTGATGGCAACTTGGCAGAAGGTTTAGACGGCGCTCAGATTACAGATTTGCTTGATGACTTATTGCTCAATTCTTGGAACGAAGTACCACCAGCCGAAACTTGGAATAGTTATGATGCCACAGAAACTTGGGCTAATGCTGAGAACATTGGCTTGGGTGAAATTGATGCCGGTGAATATACGATGGCAAGCCGACAGATAACTGACCAAGTTATTTCGGTTATTGCCAATCAAATCGCTTCCTCAGCTCTTGGCTATCTTTACGAAGATTCTAATGGCCTTATCGGATATGCCGACGCCAGCCACCGACAAGATTATTTGACCGCCAACGGATACACCGACCTAGACGCTAACCAAGCCATTGGCGCAGGAATTGGAATCGTCCAGCGACAAGGCGAATTAGTCAATAAAATTATCATTGATTACGGCAATAACTTTAATAGCCAATACATCGCTCAAGATACCGACTCACAAGCCACGTATGGCCTTTATGCTGAACAGTTCTCAAGTTACTTAAAAAACACCGCAGACGTCGAGGATATGGCGGATCGAGTCATTCAGCTTCGGGCCTATCCGCGTTACTTATTCCAGTCCATAACCTTTCCGATACAGAACCCAGAGATGGACAACGGCGATCGAGATGCCCTACTTGGAATCTTTATGGGCCAACCCGTCAGAATCACCAATCTGCCACCTCAGCTTCTCGGCGGCGAATTCACCGGTTATGTCGAGGGCTGGACATTTAGGGCTTCGGTTTCTGGCTTATTCATAACCCTTAATGCTTCACCAACAGAATTCTCGGCAGTCGCCCAAAGATGGAATCAAGTCAATGCGGCAGAAAGCTGGAATAGTGTGCTTAATACCCTAGAATGGCAGGACGCGATTGGAGTGATTAGTTAATGGCAACAACAACGAATTTCGGGTGGGAGACGCCCGATGACACCGACCTTGTTAAGGACGGCGCTCTAGCGATTAGAACGCTGGGCAGCGCCATTGATACTTCGATGGTGGATCTTAAAGGCGGCACAACGGGCCAAGTCTTGTCTAAGACATCGAATACCGATATGGATTTTACTTGGGTTACAACTGATGACGCCAATGCAATTCAGAACGCCATCGTTGATGCCAAAGGCGATCTTATTGCCGCTTCGGCAGCTGATACGCCAGCGCGCTTGGCAGTAGGCAACAACGGCGAAACACTCGTTGCAGATAGTTCCGCCACGACTGGGCTTCGCTGGCAGGGCAATTTCGCCGCTGGTAAGAATAAAATCATCAACGGCGATTTCGGCATTTGGCAGCGCGGCACAAGTTTTACGGCTGCTGCTGGTGGAGCCAATGTTTATTCAGCGGACAGATTTTATGCTCAAAGAGATGGCACTGGTGCAACTGTAACTGTAAGTCAGCAAGCCTTCACTGCTGGTACTGCGCCAGTTGCCGGATATGAAGGTCAATTTTTCTATCGTTTTGCTCAAAGTGTGGCTGGTACAGGTGGAACTTATAACAACATTTGTAATCAGAAAATTGAAGATGTGCGCACTTTGGCAAATCAAACTGTTACTTTAAGTTTTTGGGCAAAGGCAGATGCAACCAGAACTCTGAATTTGACAATAGAACAGAATTTTGGTGCTAGTGGCAGCGCAAGCGTTTATACTAGTGGTGGGTCGGTAAATCTTACGACTTCTTGGGTGAGATATTCTGCAACTGTTACTATTCCAAGTATTTCAGGAAAAACTATTGGAGCCAATAACACCTTAGTCATTTATTTAGCAGGGTCATCTAATATTACACAAACTGTGGACATCTGGGGCGTTCAGTTAGAAGCAGGTAATACTGCAACCGCTTTTCAAACCGCAACAGGCACACTCGCTGGGGAGTTAGCCGCTTGCCAGAGGTATTACTGGAGAACAACAGCAAGTGAAAACGCAACCCCATTAGCAAATGGAATGAATACATCAACTACTACTGGCAGATTCTTTTTACAATTCCCAGTTCAAATGAGGATTCCGCCTACATCTATTGACTATTCTGCGTTGCAGATTAGCGATTACGATGCTTATGGAACAGATGTAACAACGATTGCTTTTGAAAGTCCTGGTAATGGACCTAGAGGAACAATCATAACAGCGTCAGGCGGTTCGGGATTTACAGACAATCAACCATCATTTTTGAGATTAAAAACTAGCGGCACTTCTTACTTTGGATTGAATTCGGAGTTATAAAATGGAAAACATTGAGATTGTTGAGATTAAAGGCGTAGAACACATCGTAATTGATAAGGGCAACGGCGAATATACTTCAATGCTCAAATCCACTTGGGACGAACTACAAGCCCAAAAGGAACTAGGCGGAACACTCTAATAGGATTATGCCGAAACTCTGCAAAGCCGGACAACAGCTAAGAGAACAAATTGACGACGATTATCCTGATCGCGACAGGCGTTCTGATGGCTGGATTGCTGACGCTCGGCATATTGCTAAAGGCAATTCTGACCACATACCAGACGATCGAGGAATTGTCCGAGCTTTAGACATTGACGCAGATCTCAATGCCCACAAAGAAGAAGCTTATGCCCTTGTGGAGAAAATCCGTAAATGCGCCAAGAAAGGCGATAAGCGGATTAAATACATCATTTACGACGGCAAGATTATGAGTCCGATATTGAATTGGAAGCGTAGGCCGTATAAAGGGGCTAACCCTCATCGGTCGCACTTTCATATCAGTTTTACAACTTTGGGAGACAAAGACGGCAGCTGGTTTAACCTCGAAGGAGATAATGACAATGCAAGAATTGAAACTGATGGCGGGAACGTGGGCGAAAACATTCGTCGCGACGGCTCTCTCGACATACCTCTCAGTCGGACTTCAACCCGACTACATTCTCAATGCGGCACTTGTGAGTGTGTTGCCTTCCGTGATTAACTGGCTTAACCCCAATTACGAGCGTTACGGCAAAGTCAAATAGTGGACGCAAACACCATCGCTGGATTCGTAGCTTCGGTTCTCGGATCAATTGCCCTTCTTATTGCTGGCCTTCGCTACATAATTAAATTGGAGAATATCCCCATTGTGTCGCGCCTCGACAAGATGGAGTCTCAGTTAGAATT